TCGACGTTCACCGGCAATACGACGACCGAGCGCTTGCTGACATTCAACGGCGGTATGCAGGGCAAATCGGGCGAAGGTGGCGGCGTTGCGGTGAGGGTCGCGGGCGGCGCTGAGTTTACCGACGACGTTGTCGCGGCCGGTAAGTCGGTCAGCAAGCACAAACACCGCGAGCAAGGCGACGGCGAGCTGGTCAGTTCGCCGCTCTGATCCATTCAAAGTGACTTTGAACCCCGCCGTGCGCGGGGTTTTTCGTTTGTAGAGGGCGCTATGGCGAAAGACGCACAGCAAGACAGGGCGGCGACGCCCGTCACATTCATCGATACCGAGTTTCGCAGTCGCGTGATCGTGTTTCCGGACGGCTCGCACGTCGCCGTGCTGGCGGGCAAGACACAAGTCACGCAGCCGGAGCACATCGCGTATCTCGAATCGCGCGGGTGCTTCAAGCGCGTGCCGACGAAGGTGCAGTAGTGGTCGCGCTGGTCGGAATGTGCCGTCGCACGGGTCGGCTGATCGGTGGCGTTGACCATCTCGTCCAGAGCATTGGGGACATTCTGAGCACGCGCAAGGGCACGCGCCGCGAGCGGCCTGATTACGGTTCCGATCTGCCGCTGATGGTCGACCTGCCGATCACGCGCGGCTGGATATCGGCCGCGCAGGCGGAAGCGGCGCGTGCGATCGGCCGATGGGAGCCGCGCATCGCGCTCGATCGAGTCCAGGCGCTGTCGGTCGTCGACGGCAAAGTAACTTTTCGGATCGCCGGGCGTTACGACGGCGACGATGTTGTATTCGAGGTGACGATATGACAGTGATCGATCTGTCGGCACTTGATCCGCCGGATCTCGTCGAAACGCTCGATTTCGAGGCCGCATATCAATACAAGCTGCAGCACTTCAAGAGCATCTATCCCGATTGGACAGCAGCGCTCGAATCCGATCCGGTCGTGAAATTGATTGAGCTGGCGGCATACGATGAAGTTCGGTTTCGCGCGCGTGTGAACGATGCGGGGCGTGCGGTGTTGCTGGCCTACTCGACAGGGGCGGATCTCGAACACCTCGCGGTGCTCTGGAATTTGCAGCGCGAGACGGTCGACCCCGGCGACCCCGAGGCGCATCCACCGGTTCCTGCAACACGTGAGCGCGACGAACGCTTGCGATTGCGTACACAGATGGGTATCGAGCGCTCGTCGACGGCAGGTCCGTTCGGCGCGTACCGGTCCCTCGCGATGGACGCATCGCCGGATGTCGCGGACGTGCGCGTCGATCGGCCCGAGGCCGGTGTGGTGCGCGTGGTCGTGAAGTCGTATTCGAACGGTGGCGTGGCGAGCGCGGCACTGCTCGACACAGTGAGCCGGGCAATTTCGCCGGAAGACCGTCGACCGCTGAACGATACGCTGCTGGTGGTCGCGGCTCGGCCCGTCAATTACGCGATCGTCGCCGACGTGTACATCGGGCGCGGGCCGGATCCAGGTGTCGTGCTTGCCGCCCGACGGCAGGATCTCGATATCGCAGTGGCCGCAGGGGAGGCGCTACGCGTTGGCATGCCGCGCTCGGCCGTGACCGGAGCGCTGCATCCGAAAGCGTCAGGGGTGGTGCGCGTCGACCTGCAGTCTCCGGCCGACGACGTCGTGTGCGCGATCGATCAGTTCGCACGCTGCACGTCGATCGTGCTCAATCCAAAGGTGGCCGATGACGACTGAAGCACTGCTGCCAACTAACCAGACGAGCCTCGAAGCAGCGCTCGCTCAGGTGATGCGCCCGAGCGTCAATCCGGACGTGATCCGTACGCTCTGGGATGCGGATCGCTGCCCGGCAGCGTTCTTGCCGTGGCTCGCATGGTCGCTCGCGGTCGACGGGTGGGAACTGGCGGAGTCCGAAGACGCCCGCCGCGCGCTGATCAAGTCGTCACTGGCGATCTACCAGAAGAAGGGCACGCCATGGGCGATCCGCGAGATCGTGCGGCGGCTCGGGTTCGGTGAGATCGACATTCAGGAGGGGCGACAGGTCAAGCGGCGTGACGGTTCGGTCAGACGCAACGGCCGGTATCTGTACGGCGGCTCCTCCGCATGGGCCGAGTACATCGTCACGCTGAAGCAGCCCGTGACGCGAGACCAGGGTGAAAACCTGAAGCGTGCCATCGAGCGCTACGCGCCGGCTCGCAGCGTGCTGGCATGGCTCGATTTTTCTGAGGTTGCGATCCGGCACAACGGCGTCGCAACGCGCAACGGTCAATATACGCGAGGGGTAATCGGAACATGGCCGATTTGAAGGAAGAGAGTAAGTGGGAGCCGGGGATTCGTCAGTTCGAGACGTCGGATCCCGTGCAGGGCGGCCCGGACGGCGTGGACAACATCGCACTCAAGCAACTTGGCAATCGCACCCGCTACCTGAAAGATCGTGCGGACGCAGCCGACAAGGCTATTACCGGGCTCGGAACTCGGGCGGATGCGACGGACAAGCAGGTCGAGGGTCTCGGCACCGACAAGGTCGCGCGATCGGGCGACGCGATGAAGGGGAAGCTGCTTGGCAAGGCCGGCGCAATGACGCCGAACAACACGAACAACGCTGGCTTTGCGTTTGATGGCGACCCGGACTCCGGCATGTTTTCGCCTGCTGAGGGGCATGTCCAGCTCGGCGCGCAAGGTGTTCCGTACGTTGTCATGGTGGCCAATAACCTGACGCTTGGCGCTGCAGGATGGCTCTCGCTGATTGCGGGCGGGGCCGAACGTGGCCGTATCACGCTGGAAGGCCGGTGGTTGATCGGCGGGGCTGCGGACAATGGTCAAGATGCGGTGCGCGTGCAGGGGTCGATCGGTGCGACCGGTGGGATCCGCAGCGCCGGCTACGACGCGAACGGTACCGGCGCGCAGTTTCGTGCGCTCGGCACCGACTACGGCGTGATGCTGCGCAATGACAACAAGAGCGCGTGGCTGCTGTCGACGAACAAGGGGGATCCGAACGGCGCGTACAACGATTATCGGCCGTTCGCGTGGGCGCTCGATACCGGCGCCGTTCGTATCGACGGTACTGGTTGTGGCACGAACTTCGGGGGTTACGCCCGCTTCGCCGGCAACGTGGAATCCGCGGGCGTGGGCTACTTCGGCGGCGGTGCCGGCAAGGCGAAGGATTATGGCTCGGGCGTCACGCTCGGGGCCAATACCGGCGGCGACATCGTCCTGAAGGCTGCCGGCGCCGACAAGGACATGAAGCTGTGGGACATCCAGTCTAATAACGACAGCATGAGCATCCGTGCAGTCGATGACGACTGGACCATCGGTATCCCCGCCATGCGCATCACGCGCGTCAATCTGAGCACATCGATCAAGACGCTTGAACTGGTCCCGAACACCGGGCGCGTGTTGTCCGCGGGCGCGTGGGACGACGGACGTTCGTCGTTCCAGAACAAGGGTTCGCTCAAGAGTAGCAACTCGTCGGGCGCGCTCGTCGCATCGAACGGGGGTGGTGCCGGGCAGACGTCGATTCAACTGACGCGGGAAGGTGCACCGACTGACCAAAAGACGTGGGAAGTGATCCAGGGCGCGGATGGCTCGTTGGCCATTCGCTCAGTCAACGACACGTACACCAACTCGCAAGCCGCAATTAACGTGACACGTGGTTCGACCTATGCGCTCGGCACGTTGCAATTGATGCCGCAGGGCGGCCGCGCCACGGTCGGGAGGGTGGTCGACGACGGCTCCACGCAATTGCAGATCGGCGGCATGGTCACGGCCGTGTCGCCGCCGGCCGGCGACAACTCGAACAAGCTGATCACGTCGGCATGGTTTGCGGCAGCGGTCGCCGATGTGCAGATCGGGCAGATCGTTTGGGAGGCTCGAACTGCGCCGCGTGCCGGTTTCCTGAAACTGAACGGCACCGAGCTGAAGCGGGCCGACTATCCATTGCTGTGGGCGTATGCGCAGGGCAGCGGTGCGCTCGTCGCGGACGCTGATTGGGGCAATGGTCGTCACGGTTGCTTCTCCAGCGGGGACGGCAACACGACGTTCCGACTGCCGGATCTTCGTGGCGAGTTTATTCGCTGCTGGGACGATGCGCGCGGCGCGGATGCGCAGCGGCAGATTGGAAGCTGGCAGGACAGCTTGAATCGCTTACACGCGCACGGTGCGTCTGCCGCTGCTGTTGGCGACCACTCGCACGGAGCATGGACGGATTCGCAAGGATGGCACGCTCACAGCATCCATGATCCTGGGCACGACCACGGCATCCCCGTCGCGTCTGGCGGTGGCTACATCGGCGAAATAAACCTGAATGGCGGTGGCCGTGGGGAGAAGCGCACCACCGGCAGCGGAACGGGCATTTCGATTAACGGTGACGGCGCCCACGGTCACAACGTCGGAATCGGGGGGGGCGGTGCGCACTCGCACGCGATCAGCGTCGCCGTCGACGGCGGCAACGAAAGCCGCCCGCGCAACCTTGCGCTGCTCGCCATGATTCGCGCTTACTAAATCGAGGTAGAACATGCTTTGCAATCAGTACGACAACCTGACGGGGCGCTACGTGGTGAGCTTTCTCGCCGAGCGCGATCCGATGAGCGCCGACCGATATCTCGTTCCGGCCTTCTGCACGCTCACACCGCTTCCAGATGTGCCGACGCGTTCCTGGCCGTTCTGGATTGAGGGGAAGTGGGTGGTGCGTCCTGACTATCGCGGCGTGCGTCTGTATCGAACCGATACGGGCGAACCCGGCGAGATCACGGTCGCGGGTATCAGCCCGGACGGCGAAGGGCTCACCGAATTGCCGCGTCCCTCCGACGAGTACGTCTGGCGAGATGGCGCATGGGTCGTCGACGAGGCGATTGTCGCCGAGCGCGTGCGAGCCGCCGCGATGTCGGATTTCTACGCGCGAATGGAGAAAGCTCGTCAGCAGAATCTCGGCAAGATGGACGCGCGAGCAGCGGGCCTGCTGTCAGACGTCGAGGAGGCGATGTTCGACGCATGGGCCGCGTATCAGGTCGCACTTGTACGCGTGGTGGATCTGCCTACCTTCCCGAATGACATCGTGTGGCCTGACGAACCTGATCCGGCCGCCGTGCTGGCCACGGTCGAGGCCGACCGGGCGGAGAAAGCCGCTCGCGAAGCCGAGGAAGCTGCTCGGCAGGAAGCGGAAGCCGCCCGCGCTGATAGCACGGACGAAATGGCCGCCGACGCTGCATCCACGATGCCTGCCGACAGTGCAAGCGTGAGCGACACCGCGCCGGCCGTTGAGGGCGACACAAAGTAACTTTCCCGGCGCGATAACGCGCCGTCCCGTTTTCGCAAGCCGCTCAATCGAGCGGCTTTTTTCATTTCTGGAGATCCGCATGGCAGCGACTTCATTTTTCCACGGCATCACGACGACGATCGTCGACAGCGGCCCGCGCACGATCGCGGTGCCGTCGTCGTCAATCGTTGGCATGGCCGATACCTACACGCCCGGCGCCGATCTGGCTCAGCCGAACGTACCCGTGCAACTGACGAGCTATCGCGAGGCCGTGCAGGCGTTCGGTGAACAGAGCGCGATCGCGCGTGCGGCCCGTGCGATCTACGCGCAGAGCAGCGCGGTGGTGATTGCGGTTGGTGTGCCGGCGGTAGCGGACGCCGCGCAGCTCACGTCGGCAATCATCGGTGGCGTTTCGGCGGGTGGTGCGCGCACCGGCATGCAGGCTTTGCTCGACGCAAAGTCGCGCTACAACGCGCAACCGCGTTTGCTGATCGCGCCCGGCCACACGTCGAAGCAGCCGGTCGCGACGGCAGCCGACTCGCTCGCCGGCAAGCTGCGTGCCGTGGCCGTGATCGATGGCCCGAACACCGACGACGAGGCCGCGATCGCGTACGCGAAGAACTTCGGCAGCAAGCGCCTGTACATGGTCGACCCCGGTGCGAGGGCATGGGACAACGCGACGAACGGTGAGATTGCGATGTCGGCGTCGTCGTATGCGGCGGGTCTCTTCTGCCAGACCGACGCGAAGATCGGTTTCTGGGCATCGCCGTCGAACAAGGAGATCGTGGAGATCACCGGGACGGCGCGACCGATCGAATACCTCGACGGCGACGAGACGTGTCGCGCGAACCTGCTCAACAACGCAAACGTCACGACGATCATTCGCGACGGTGGGTTCCGCCTGTGGGGGAACCGCACGCTGTCGGCCGATCCGAAGTGGAAGTTCGTCACGCGGGTGCGCACGCTCGACATCGTGATGGACGCGGTGCAAGCCGGGCACAAGTGGGCGGTTGATCGCGGCATCACGGCGACGTACGTCAGTGACGTGACCGAAGGGTTGCAGGCGTTCATGCGCGACCTGAAGCGTCAGGGCGCGCTAATCAATTTCGAGGTCTACCCGGATCCGGAGTTGAACACGGCGAGCCAGCTCGAAGACGGCAAGGTGTACTGGAATATCCGATTCACGGATGTCCCGCCGGCCGAAAACCCGATTTTCCGCTTCGAGGTCACGAACCAGTGGCTGACCGAAGTGCTCGACAACCAGATCTAAGGGAGGGGCGATGATTCCGGAAACGCTGTACAACTGCAACACGTTCGTCGATGGACGTAGCTACGCGGGGCGCGCGACGAGCATGACGCCGCCGAAGCTGAAGATCAAGACGGACGATTTCCGCGCGGGCGGGATGGACGCTGCAGTCAAGGTCGATCAAGGCATGGAGCCGCTCGACGCATCGTTCGCCATGGCGACGATGGAATACGAAGTGCTGCGCTTTTTCGGGCTGGTGGATCAGGGCGCGTTCAACGGCGTGTTCCGCGCGGTGTTCATGGACCGTAGCGGCAAGACGAAGAATGCTGCCGTCTATCTGCGCGGCATGCTGTATGAAGTCGATCCGGGCGACTGGAAGCCCGGCGACAAGGTCGAAGCGAAATTCAGCGTGTCGTGCGACTACTACAAGCTGGAGGTCGCAGGTGTGATCGTGCACGAGATCGACATTTTCGCGTGCAAGCGCGTGATCAACGGCGTCGATCAGCTCGCCGAAGTCCGTAAGGGGCTCGGCATGTAAGTGCAACGTGTCGGTCACACGTTACAAAGCTACTTTGTTCAATCATTGGCGAGCCGACGGCTCGCCATTTTTCATTTCAGGAATCGCAATGGAACAGGTCACGATCAAGCTCGACTATCCGATCAATCTCAACGGCGTCGAGTGCGACACCTTCACGATGCGCCGACCGAAGGTACGCGACATGCGCGGTGCGCAAAAGCTTGCACCGAACGATGCGGAGGAACAGGAGCTGATCCTGTTCGCGTCGCTCGCCGAAGTCGCACCTACCGATCTCGACGCGATGGATATGGCCGACTACGAGCGCGTGCAGGACGCGTACTACTCCTTTCGACGCGTACGCAAAGCTGGACCGAAAGACGCTCAAGGCGCTGGCGAATCGGCTGGTGCGTGAATACGGCATGTCGCCGACGTCGATCGACGAGATGACGGTCGACGACATGCTCTGGTGGTTGACCGACTGAGAGGGCCGGGATGGCGAAAGACTTAGCGCTTGGCATCGTGATCGGCGGGGCTGTGTCGGCGACGTTCGGCAAGGCGATTACGGACACGTCGTCGAAGATCGATGCGATGAAGAAGCGGGCGAACGACTCGCGGCTCTGGCAGCGCCAGATCGGCGAGACGATGCGTCTGCAGGACGAGTTCCGCCGATTGCACCTGGCGGGCGATAGTGCGGCGGATGGCATCCGTCGCAAGCTCGACAGCAATCTGAAATCGTTGCGGGATGCCGGCATCGAGGTCGACCGGCTCGATCGCGCGTACGCGCGGCTCGGCCGGACGACGCGCGGGCTGGATCTGAAGGCGTCCGGTTACGAGCGGCTGGCCGCTGGTCGGGAGGCGGGACGCGGCATGATCGGCGATGCCGTGAAGCTGACCGCCTCGGTCGCGGTGCCGGCCACGATCGCGGCGAACTATCAGGCGATCATTCGCGACATCGCGATCAAGGCCGGCATCGCGCGCACGCAGGAAGAAGCGGCGATGGGCTCGCGTATTCGACGCGATGCCGGGGCGAACGGCATCGGCCGCAATGAGCTGGCTGACTCGGTGAACCAGATGGTTGCGGGCGGGATGGATCTCAATCGTGCGCTCAACTTCGCGCCGCTGGTTGCGAAGTTTTCGATCGGCCAAGGGGCGACGACGGTCGAGACCGCGAAGATGATCCAAGCGCTGCAACAGAATGCGGAGATCGTCGACCCGCGTCAGATGGCGAAGGCGCTCGAAGCGATCGCCTATCTCGGCAAGGAAGGGTCGTTCGAGTCCGTCGACATGGCGCGGTGGTTCCCGGTGCTGCTCGCCGAGATGAAGAAGATCGGCATCACGGGGCAGGACTCCGTGACGCAGCTCGGGGCCATGCTCCAGGTGCAGATGAAGACCGCCGGCAGTTCGGACGAGGCTGCGAACAACCTGAAAAACTGGTTCTCGAAGATCGGCTCGGGCGAAACCGAACGCAACTATGCGAAGGCCGGCGTCGACTATCAGGCGAAGATGCGCGAGGCGATCGGCAAGGGTTGGTCGACGCTGGAGGCGTCGTTCGTGCTGGCACGTGCGTACATCGAGCGCGTCGATCCCGCAAAGGCGAAGCAGCTGGCGTCAGCGGCGAAGCAGTTCAATTCGGAGATGGACCCGGCCAAGCGACAGGCGCAAATGGCCGCGTTCGCCGAGACGATGAAGACCGGTGACCTGTTCAACGACATGCAGGTCAAGGCGGCACTCACCGCGTACATGCAAAACGCCGAGTTGTACACGAACCTGAAGCGCAACGCGCAGGACGCGAGCGGCGAGATCCAGAAGGATCTCGAAGCACGTCGCGAGACGTCAAAGCAGATCTGGAGTGAGGTCGGGCAGCGGTGGGACGACGCAATGCGCAGCATTGGCGACGCACTGCGTCCGATCACGGATCGTATCGGCGAGGGGGCGAAGGGTCTCGGCAGCGGTATCCAGTCCGTTGCCGATGCAGCGCCGAAGGCGACGGCAGCCGTCGTCGGCATCGCGGGCGCGGCGCTTGCGTTTCGGGGGGCGAGGGCACTTTGGAGCATTGGACGCGGTGCACTCGACATCGCGCGGGGCACCGTGCTTGCGCGCGGCGGTCGAGCTGCAGTGGGTGGGTCACGTGCCGCCGGTGGCGTCGTCGGCCGTGCACTCGATGCGCTCGGCGGAGCTGCGGCGGCAAGCGGCGGAGTCCAGCGCGTGTTCGTCGTGAACCTGCCGGGAGCTGGGGTCGGTGGTGGCGGGCTTGGCGATCTGGTCGGCGGTGAGCGAGCCGGTCGCGCTGCGCGTCGTGCAGCAGCTCGGGGTGGTCGGTTCGGCAGGCTCGGGCAGATCTTCAATACGGGGCGTGCGTTGTTCGGTCGCGTTGCGCCATATGCCGGCAAGCTTGCCGTGGCCGGCACGGTGTTGAAGCTCGGTCTTGCGGCGCGTGAAGCGTACGCCGTCGCGTCGAGCACCGACACCAGCACGCAGAAGGCGAACCGCCTTGCGGGGATTGCCGGGAGCCTTGCCGGTGGCGTGATGGGAGCGAAGGTCGGCGCAATGATCGGGGCACTGGGCGGGCCGATCGGGTCGGCGGTGCTCGGTGTGATCGGCGGTGCGGTCGGCACGTTTGCCGGTGACAAGCTGTTCAGCGCTGTATCGCGCAGGGTGCTGGATCGTAAGCCTGACGATTCGCCTGCGAACGTCGCAGCGGTCGCGAAAGCGAAGGCGCTCGTGCCGGATGCGGCCGGCGTCGGCGCTCGATCGGGGCCGCGTATCGAACAGCAGAACACCTTCGCACCGGTCTTTCACGTGAAGATCGAAGCGAGCGATGCCGACATGGCTAACAAGTTCCTCGCGCAGGTCAGTCCGATGCTGACACGCATGATGGACGAGCATCAGCGCAAAGCGAACAGCCGCACGGCGATGTTCGATGCGCCGCATATGTAAAGGAGGAAACCATGAATGTGATTCGGCAGATCACGGGAGCGGCGACGCAGGCCGGTATCGCAACCGAACGCGTGCGGCAGATGGTCCGGATATTCGACCGAAACCGCGCGGCGAGCATGTCGACGGTCGACGTGCTGCAGCGTCTCGCGACCGGCAATCTGAGCAGCGCGGCCGAGCTGCTGACGGGGGCGAGCGGTGCGATCGCCCTGGCGGGTGACCTGTTTCCGCAGGTCGGCACGGTGCTGCGCAGCTTCAACGCAGCACAGGCGTCGGTCGGCTCGATCCTGACGGCGATCGACGGTTCGAATTTCCCCCTTGTGCGGGCTGCCGCCGACAGCGTCAAGTCGGCGCTTGGCGGGGCGTGGAATCAATTCAACGCGGCGGTCGGTATCAAGGATTCGGCGGTACTCGACGTGATCAAGTCGACGGGCGTCGGCTCGATGTTGTCGGGGCTGGTCGACGGTGCGACATCGAGCACGCCGCACATGATGTCGATGACGAGCGAAGCGGGCGACGCGTTCCACTTCAACCTGTCAACCGCCGCGTACGACACGCGCTGATGCTGCTGTTGTTCTACTTGGACCCGCCGTATTACGAGACGGAAGGGTACGGCGTGGCGTTTCCGTTCTCGGAGTACGAGAAGATGGCGCAGCGTCTGCGGTCGATCAAGGGGCGCGCGATCGTGAGCCTCAACGACCATCCCGACATTCGGCGCGTGTTCGACGGGTTTCACATCGAGACCGTTCCGATCCAGTACACCGTAGGCGGGGGAGGGAGGGCTGCCGAACGAAACGAGCTGATCATCTTCAGTTGGGATGACGCGGCGCAGCCGGTGGGGCTGTTCTAAGCGCGATGCCGGTGCGGACTATCGCGCCGGCATCGCGCTTACAGATCCTTGAAGGCGGGGAGGAGATCTTGCTCGACGAGTCGGATCTCGATTCGATTTGCTGTCTCAACGTGCTCGGGATTCTGCATTGAGAACGGCGCATCTGTTGTGCTGACAACGATGGTGCCGGTCTGTAGTCTTCCTGCTCCAGGAACCGGAATGAGGTCGCGGGCTTCTGGTACCTGCTGTTGGGTGATGACTCGCGGCAAATAGATCATCCACCCCACGCCCGGCTTGTCGTCGAATACCTGCTTGGTAACGTAGCTCCTCGGAGCGACCGACACGTAAGCGGGGTTGAATGCGGTGACCGTGGCTTTCACAATTTCCTGAACTGATGCAGCGTTCTCGAGCACCGAGTCGTCAGAAATTTTGGCATCGAACGAGTTCGGGCTGACGTTTTTCCCGACATGGCATGCGAGGGAAGCGCCTTCCCCCTTGTTCTGGTTACCATTCCAAAGCGCAACGTAAGAGCGCGAGGGATCGGAAGAAAACTTGTGCTTTAGGACGGCGAGGAGGGCCGTCGATGGTTGGCCGTCTTCGAATGCCGGATACAGGAGTGCATCGTCTACAGTCTCGCCTTGCGCAAACCATGTTGCTAGATTGGGTTCAATTGCGCCCATAACGGAGGTGACGACATGTATGCGCGACAGAATCTGTTCGAAGTCTGTCGCAACAAGTGTGGCATCCCTGAACTGAAGGCTGAAGTCCATCTTGATCTCGGGTTACGGTTGTACGACGGAAAGGACCGAGTTCCGCATAAGCTCTTTGAGCAAGTACTCTCTCGGCTCAGGTTCCTCAAAGTACCACGTCAATCGTGTCGGCGGAAACGGATTGACCGCGTCGGCCTGCCGCGAAATATCTGAAATGGTACTGGGCCAGCCTTCGAACCAATCGACGGGTTCGAGTTCGCCGTATTTATCACGCTGCAGGAATTTGGCATAGCGTGACTTGGCTTCTTGGAGCATGCATTCTGCTGGCAGAAAGCCGTCGAAATAGATGCCCTCGAATAACCATTCTTCGTTCCACTTCCCTTCATTGCTGTACGGCCTACCCGTGATGCGAGCCTGATACTCGCGCGAGTGGTTGGACATATGGTGCACTTTGTTTTTCGCGATACCGGTTTCTTCCGGCGGGCACTTTTTACACTTCTCACCGGTACGCGGCACGGCCTTGGCATCAGTCTTTGCCTTGCTCTCATCCTTCGTCGTGTCGCTAGACAGGCTCGCCGTTCCCGCCAGTCCGACCGCGCCCAACAAGGCGGCGCCAGCTCGCGCCAAGACTGGCCCAAGTTCCGCCAATACCCCCTCCAGTAGTGGAAGTGCTGCTGCCATTCTCAAGTCCCCCGTTGTATTCCGGATGTTCGATGCGCCACTTGATGACGCGGAAATAGTCGTGAAAGCGTTCGTCCGGTGAACGACCGGGGCGAGTTAGCCATGCACGTGTTGCGGGCTTTTCGTAGAAGCTCGGCGCGTATGCCTCGATCCGCAGAAACGCGGCGACATTTTCATCGGACTGGATGCCAAGCTGTCGAGCAGCGACGTACGCATTCCAGAGGCGCGTGGGTAGCGTGCCGTCGTCGGCCAGCTTCGGATCCGCCTTGACGAGATCCTGCCGTGTGCGTTCGACGTATCCGCGTGCGTCGATCTCGGCAAGGCCGGCGACCTGTTCGCTCGTCCACTCAAGCATGCGGGTGCACTCCCTTCAGTTTTCCATTCAGTTCGACGAGCCAGTTGAATGTCGGGACGAAGAACTGCATGCGCTGCGTCAATTCCATCAGCGATGC